GAAAAGATAGTGGTTCTTTAACACCCCGCTGCAATACATACTCAGCAAGCATGGTATCAAACACTGCACCATCATACTTGAACCCTGACTCCCATAGCCATAGCAAATCATATGCCACGTTATGACAGATCAGTACAGTAGCTTGGTCAAGATACCACTGCACACGCTCATGGTAGTCAGCTTGACTAGGTACATCAGCATGGTCAAAGGGAAAGTGATGCTCAACACCTTGGTCAGTCAGTACACCCACCATAGTCAATGAGTTGGTAGGCTCAAATGGGTCTAGGTGCATCTTACCGTCACGATGCGTTACTGTATTCTCTACGTCCAATGTTAGCTTCATGCTGTATACCTCGCTGTCTGATATTCTAATTCACAGTGTACAGTACCATGCCATCCTGTCAACTTATTTTTTACCACGTTGAGATGGCGTTCAATATCTTCTTCATCCTGCCCTTGTACTGGTGGGTTCTTCGCAATCAATACCATCAAGTCAGCTTCAGCAGCCTTACCAGTACGAGAACCTTCCATCATAGATTGATTAAGGATAACCTTGCCTTCTGCCTCTGCTGATAGCTGAGACATATAGAACATTGCACAGTCATGCTGCTTGGCAATCATACGAGCATGGACTGCATTAGCTTTGAGGGCTTCATCTGCACGAGCAAACCCACCTGTCTTGGCAAACTTATCTCCCATGTCCAACAGAACTATGTCAGGCTTGTACGCCTTGCATACGCTCTCTACCCAATTCATGTCACGTCCTGTAGCATCCTTGATCTTGATACGTTCCTTCACAGGTGCATACAAGTCACGTGCCTTGCTGGGGTTAGCCTTTACCTCTTGCATAGTCATGCCTGTGGCAGCAGTCAAGTATCTTGCACCCACACGGTGATAGCCTTCCTCGTTACATAGGATAATACAGTTAGCACCCTGATGTGCAAACCCACCCGGTGAGGCAATCAAGCTGGCATGAAAGGATGTCTTGCCAGTGTTAGGCCGCGCACCAATCTCAATTAAGTGACCCGCATTAACACCCTCAACCTTACGAACCAACGTAGGTATATTAAATGTCCATCTTGCCTCTAGGTCATTACGAGCAAGCAATGTCTCTAGTTCTATATCGTCCCATTCAATGCTCAAGTTAGGCGTGAAGTCATCACCGTATTGCTCAAGCATCTGGCGTAAAGGCTCAAGACTAGACTTGTCACCGTTGACGTAATCAAAACCCAAGTTAGCAATGTCTTCACCGATAACCTGTTGAAATAGCTTAGATAATACTTCCTGTGCTACGTCACTGCCCATCGGCTGCTCACGTTTAATCTGCCCAAATAAACTACGGTACGATGATTTCTGTGCGGTAGTAAGCGTAGGGTTGTTAGCAATGAACAACGCCTCAATCTCATCAGGCGTAACAGTACGCTCGTACCTGTCCATAGCTGCGTCAATAGATTGCTTGATCTTGCGTACATCTGAACTAAACAATCGGTCAGGGCAACGAGAACCACGATGATCCTCATAAAACTCTCTGTCCATCAAACTTCTAATCAGTGATAATTCCATTTAAATTCTCCATATCTGTCGGGTCACGATATTTGATATCATCTTTCAAACGTAGTACACGAACATCGTTCACGTGTCCACGTAATTCTTTTGCCATAGCCAGCGTCTTAGGTAATGCATCGGGGTCTAACGCTACTACGGCTGTCGAGAACTGTGCAAGATACCTTTTATGCGACTCTTGCAAACTCGTTCCAAGAAGCGCAACCCCGACAAAGTTACCGTAACCAACAACGGCTGCACTTACACAGTCCTCAACAACAACTGCGACTTTACCACAACCATGTGTGTATGGCAAGCCACTTTTTCCATATCTTTTCCATTTAGGTAGACGGTATCCAGATAGTGACCTACCTGTTGCATCTACCATCTTACCTTGGTGCATGACAGGAAACACCACACGGCTTTCCTTTACGTCATACAACAAACCTAATTCATTCATATCTAATCCCCACGTATCGCACCATCTATTCATGTACACGTTGTCACGATGAGGTATGATGTACGTAGGTAACTCAAATGTATCCATAGCAAATTCTTCTGCACCAGCAAAGCCAGCCTTTATATCCTCTACAGATAGATGGACACGTGTGCCACCTGATACCCTACAAGATACCTTGTAGCAATTCCATACGAGACTGCCCATGTTATTGGTAGCTGTAAATGTTTTGTATCCCTTACAGTTAGGACAGTTCATTCTTTTAGTCTCACCATTACTAAGACCTAAATCACTTACTATGTTATATATATTATTCATGTAATATCACTTTCCTTTGCGGCAGTTGAATGCTTATATCACGAGTTCTTACGTGCTGTCAATGCATTATTTGCAGATACATACGTATTTTTTAAATAAGGCTTAACCGATTGTGGGTTAGCGTGTCCTGTAACCGACATGATTTGTCCTATACCTACCTCTGCATCCACCATCTCTGTTACACCTGTGCGTCTTAAATCCGATAGGCGTAATTCTTTTGATAGACCTGCTTCATCCATCAGCTTACGTGCGTACAACGGCAGCTTATACATAGTATAAGGATGATACGCACCCTTAAATGGGTTAGGTTTGGGTGCTACATATTGCTGAAATCCAAATTCTTCCTCTTGTTGTATCAGCATATCAAGTAAATCATCATCAATGGGCAACTCTACCTGTGCATTTCGCTTCGATTGCTGTATCACAACACGTTTAGTCTCAAAATTTAACATATCCCACGTCAGTAGTCGCATGTCACCTACTCGCTGGCACCATTCGTATGCCATGTGAGCAATCAAACCTATGTTACGGGTGCTAAAATCACTGTAGGCGGCTTCTAACAGCTTCTGTACATCTCCCCTACCCCAAACAGTCTTACGCCTCTCTACGGTGCGTCTACGTATGTTAGCGAAAGGATTGAGTTCACAGAGTTCCATTCGTAAGCCATGATTAAATACGATTCGGGTCACTGACATTATATGATTAGCCATGTGGATACCCTTCTCGCACCACTCATTGTATGCAACTTTAGCTACACGTGTAGGTAGTTTTTTATAGTTGAGTGTGGACAGCTTTTCGCCGTCCACCTCTGTGTTTAACATGACCCCAAGAAAGTATTCATACTGTTTCTTAGTTTCGTCACGTAAGTTCCTGTAATCATAGGAAGAATAGTAATCGTTTACTAGGCTAGTAAGTTTCATTACGCCGCCATTTCAAGTGACTTGAACTGTGGTGTATCAATCCAACCAGCCACATCAATCTCACGCTTGAACATTGAGATAGCTTGTGTGTCATTGCCTGTGTTACGCAGGTTGAAACCGTTACGCTCATCAGCATAGGTAGCATAGTTAGTGAAGGCAGAGTACAACGACCAAAGATTGCGACCACGCACACCAGCTTCTTGATTGTACAACGTATGCATCTTCTCAGCCTTACGGTCAGACCGCATGATGCCCTCAAGTAATTCTTTGACATTAACATGAGCAAGGCTAGTGTTAGCCCAACGCTGCATCTGTTCTGCTTGTGCAGTGAAGTCCTGTTGTGACTTCTCAAGTTCAGTGATGAACCTGTCAAGACTAAAGTTACTGGTGTTCTTACGCATTACCTTGTCATGCTTACCCCGGATTTGACCATTGAGACAGAAGAAGTCGATAGCACCAAAGATAGTGGTGTTAGAACACGTGCCATTCACCCCATGCAGGGCAATGATACGCTTCATCAAGGTAGTCTCGTGCTTGTCAGTAGCAATCTTGGCAGTCACGTTAGGCAGTGTCATGTCCATCATAGCCCAGCCATCTTTGTGTGCGCTGCGCCAATTAATCTTTGCACCTTCCATGTCGTAGTCGGACAGTGTTTGTGTCGTAGTGTCCATGACATTGCGGAAGAAGTCACCATGTGATGCACAGGTGAAGCCGTTGCCTACGATACCAATGTAGTCGCCAGTGTCACCGTTGATGACATACTTCTTATCGTCAACTTTAGTCGGCTCAAACTCAACATTGAAGTCGAGGTGTTCTGGAATATATTCTAGCATAATCATTCTCCTATCGTTAATTGATACTCTGTTATATATTATATTCTAGCAAATGTCAACCGTGTTCACGCACATCAAAGTTAAACTCATGGCGCAACCTGTCCTTTGCATCTGCTAATTCTTGCAGGTCATAGGCAGTAATAGCTTTGATACCACCCA